TGAATAGTGGCACATCGGCGTCGGCTAGCACATTCTGGCGCGGGGATGGTGCATGGGCAACTCCTGCTGGTGGCCTAACGTATGTCGTCAAAACGGCAAACTACACCACGCAGAATCTGGAGGGCGTATTGGCCAACACTACCGCTGGCACGTTTACGATTACGCTGCCAGCAACTCCTGCGACTGGGAACCAGTGCGTGATTGCAGACCACTCGGCTACGTTTGGCACAAACAATCTTACGGTGGGTCGCAACGGTAGCACAATCAACGGAACGGCGGCAGACCTTACGCTAGACATCTCTGGTGTGAGCGTGCAGTTCGTTTATAACGGCACAACTTGGGATGTGTATGCTCAGATTGGCGGCAATGGCGGGACGGCGGTGACGCTGGACGGCGTGCAGACGTTGACCAATAAAACGCTTACCAGCCCAACAATTACAGGTGGAACATTTACAACGGTTGCGGCAACTGGTCAACTCAGCGGAAAAGGCACGACCACTAACGACAACGCGGCGGCTGGTTATATTGGAGAGTTTGCATCGGCTACGCTAAATAATGCCTCAAAAGTAACCTTAACAAATGCAACAAACGCTAATGTTATCAGCGTAAGTCTTACGGCAGGAGATTGGGAAACAACTGGTGTAGTATATTTCCAGCAATCTGGTTCAACTCCTACCGCGTATTACGCAAATATATCATCAACGTCTGCTGACCTTGGTAGCAGTAATCTTGGTGAAAACGTATCGACTGGCGCACCTATTACAACAGCGGCACAAGCCATTGGTTCACTTATACCACCGACGCGAAGATTTAGTTTATCAGCTACGACGACAATTTACCTCGTTGCCTACGGAGATTTTCCTGCTGGCAGTTTATTTGCCTACGGAACAATCCGCGCTCGGCGTATGCGCTAAACTAATACTAACATGGCAACACTCTCATCAATCATCACGCCGACCAACATCACGACTGCGAGCAATACGCAGACGCTGACTAACAAAACCATCACAGGTGGAATTCTGAACGGCAGTCTGGGCAGCACCACACCTAGCACGGTGGCGGCTACAAGCATTACATCAAGCGCGGATATATTTATTGCAGATGCAAATCCATATATAAAGTTTACTGGTTCAGCCGCATCACAGGAATGGCGCATAGGTGACGGAATAGGTTCAACAAATGGCAATTTTGTTTTGTATGATTACACTGGCGGTGCTAAAGCTATTACGGTTGTTCAAGGAACTAGAGCGATGACGTTGAATGGTGCTGTCTCGGTCACTGGAAAACTTACTTCTAGTGGTGGTCTTGTTTTAACAGGTGGCGGTTATGTTTCTGGTGAAGTATCTTTATATTCTGAAGCAACAAATGGATTAGTTTTAATTGATAAGTCAGGTTCTAATAATGACTTTCTTTTAGCTTCTTATGGTGCTGCTTCTATTATGCGGGTTCCGGCTGGGACTGTAAATGTTGTGTTTTCTGGAAGCGTATCAAAAGCATCTGGAACATTCCGCATTGAACATCCGTTGCCATCTAAATCCGCAACTCATAATCTTGTTCACTCCTTCATTGAAGGGCCAAAGTGCGACCTCATCTATCGCGGCAAAGTGGACTTAGTGGACGGCAAGGCCAGCGTAAACATAGACACAGTTGCAACGATGACGGAAGGCACATTTGAAGCCTTATGCCGTGACGTTCAATGCTTCACCAGCAACGAGTCTGGCTGGGGTGCAATTCGTGGCAAAGTAGTTGGCAACATCCTCACCATCGAATCGCAAGATGCGGCATCCACAGACAACGTAAGCTGGATGGTAATAGGCGAGCGCAAAGATAAGCACATCATGGACACGGACTGGACGGACAAGAATGGTCGCCCAATCGTTGAGCCACTCAAGCCAGCAGAACCCGCCCTAGAATCCAAATGAGCTACGACCCTCTCAGCATTGACGCACAACTATCCGCTATCCTGACGCGCATGGACGCGCAGGACAAGGTGTTGGAGCAAGTGTTGCAGCAATGCATCAAAACCAACGGTCGCGTGACGATGCTTGAAAGTTTTAAGAACGAGCTGAAGGGGAAGGTGGCAATTCTAGCGGCGGTGGTTTCTGGCTTGACTGCTTGGTTTATTAAACGTAATGGATGAGTATGACCACAGAACAAGCCCTCAACAATCTCTATAACGCCGCCCGTCTTGCCCCTCTAAATGCGGAGCAGCATGAGCTTATCCGCAAATGCGCTGAACAGCTTGCTGAAGCCTTAAAGCCTAAGCCTGAGCCAGCCGCCCAAGACTAATATGTTTAGCTTCATCAGCAGCGCATTAGGGGGCAGCTTACTCGGCGGCATCCTAAGCCTATTCCAGAAGTGGGCTGATGTTAAAGCCAAGGGGATGGAGGCCGACATTGAGATACGCAAGATGGAGAGCATGGCGCGGCTCAAGGTGACGGAGGGGGAGCTGGCGGCCTTCACCACGTCTCAACAGGCTAATGAGGACATTGCTATCCCTGCCAACACTCCTATCTGGGTATCAGCTATCCGTGTGTTAGTGGACGCTTTTCGGGCATTTACCCGTCCCGGCCTCACTTGGGCCATGATTATTACGCTAAGTTGTGTTATATTTGGCGATAAACTAGGTATAACTGCCACAGAAGCCGTTATCTCCGACTTTGTATTCACTACCTCAACAGCCGTTATGTGGTGGTTTGGTAGCCGTCCTTTGGCTAGAACCGCCAAGTAATCGCTTGTAGCACCCTTTCCGTGCGTTTTAAAGCCATTTGACGCTTTAAGGCCACATCCCTACCAATAATCAATAAAATCCCCTAAAATGAGCGCAAAAGGCGAAAAGTATAAGTCCAAGAAGCAGATGATGAAGCATGAAAAGAACGAATCCGCTAAGAAGCGTGTTATGGAGGCTGGAACGGCTAATGGTGGCCGTATGAGCTATTCAACTTCTCGTAAGGCTTGCTAAAATGCCTTTAACTAAGAAAGGCTCCAAGATTAAGTCTGCCATGATGCAAGAATATGGCAAGAAGCGTGGAGAAGCAGTGTTCTATGCTAGCCGCAATAAGGGTATTATTAAAGGCGTAGACTATAAGCGCAAGAAGGCATAGCATATGAATCGACGGGATTTGCCATGCAACAGCCCTAGACGCGATATTCAAGGCGGCAAGAAGTCTGTCGTTAAAGCCTGCCAAAACGGGAAGGAACGTATTGTGCGTTTTGGAGACGCTAATATGACAATTAAGAAATCTTCTCCTGCTCATAAGAAAAGCTATTGCGCTAGGTCTGGCGGCATTAAAGGTACAGGAAATAAACTATCTGCAAATTATTGGTCGCGCCGCGCATGGGACTGTTAAGGTAATATAAGCCTATGCCTCGTTTCAGCAATTACGGCCCATTAGACAATCCAATGCTTGAGGAAGGCGATACGGGATTTGCCCGTATGAACGCACGCTTGCGTCCCGACCAACTGAAGGCAGGAGAAGTGGCCCTGTCTACCAATGGTCGCATGGATATTGACGGGGCGTGGCAGCCGCGCATGGGTGTTCAAAGTTTTGGCACAGCCGTCACTACTAATTCTACGGCTCTCACCCTACCGTTTTATCTGTATGCCAATAAAACTGGCAATAGCGTAAGTAGGGTTGGGAATGTCATTACTATTGGATTTGCAACAGCCCATTCATTTACCACAGCTACATTGGCTAAAGTATCTGGCATTACGGGCATTACGCCAACACCAAATAAGAATAACGTCATCACTGTTGTTACTAGCACATCAATCAGCATTACGATTGTAGGGGCTGCTGGAATCATTGGCGGCACGGCAATAGTGGGGTCTCCGCAACTAGAGGATGACATTGTAAACGCTGTCTATGGCTCTTGTCTATTCTCAGACCCTACGACAGATAATACGGAATACATTGTCATTGCCACGAATAATGGAGCGCAAGCCATTAAGGTGTCAGATGGAAGTAGCACAACTATTGCCTATCCTGCTGGCATTACAATTAGCTCAGAAGTTAATCTGCTGCAAGCGTTTAACTACATCTTCTTATTCCGTGATGGCTTAACAGCCTTGCAATTTACAGGAACGTTAGTTGGCAGTCCAGCATTTACCTTAGTTTCAAACGGAGCTTACACTCAACCTAGCACGTTTAACACGGCTGGTAATTGTGCCATTGCTGATGGCGTAGTGACAATTACAGAAACAGCTCATGGACTGGCAGTTGGCAACACTATCCGTATTATTGACAGAGGCACAACTACCCTCAATAACTTATCGGAGTTCTTTATTACGGTGGTGACAGCCAACACATTTAAGTTCTTTGCCACAGCTAATGACGTAACTGGAGCTAGTGTAGCAATGGGGTCGCCGCAAAGTGCTGGGGCTGGCTTCACCCATATGCCTGCGCCTCCGTGGGCTGTCTATCACCAAAGACGGCTTTGGATGCCATATTATTACACAATGGCTGGTACAAGTGGCAGTCCTACCATTACATCTCGCAATGTTACGGATGAGGTAATTGCTTCAGACATTCTCGACCAAAACACCTACGACCAAATTCAAGATGGATTTCGTATTGCTTCTGGTGGCGCAGACTATGTTGTTGCCATTCAGCCTTTTGCAGAGGACAACATTATTGTGTTCAACCGCAATACTATCCACCTTATCCGTGGAGTTAGCCAAGCCCTAAGTGAAGTCACCGTGCAGGAAGTCACCCGCGAGGTAGGTTGCATTGCTCGTAAAACGGTGGTGCAAGTTGGTGACCAAATCTTTTTTCTTTCAGACAACGGTGTATA